GGCTTTCGCCCTCCCCTTGGCTGATGAGGTTCTGTCATTCCAGAATCAATTTGGCCGTAGACTGAAAGGAGCTCATATAAATGGCACGGGATCGTAAAAGATGGAGGACTGATTATCCGCTCACTCAGAATGGGTCATTGACTTGGGTACCCTTACCGGGTAACCAATTCGATTCGGGGCATTATGAATATACTGCCACGAACTTTACCTTTTCTGAGTGGATGGAAGACGTGGTTGAACCGCGTCTTACAAGCGAAACAGCTCTCTATCCAATACACCCGTGTGTCCACATCCGTCAGAAAGTGGCTCAGCTTGCTGAGTCAATTACATGGACGGATTGGAATAGCGTTCAGGAGGTAGTCGCTCGCGACTACCACCCCGCTTCCATGGATGAGCTCTTCCCTCCGTTTCCGCCCGCCACTGCGCAATCTGAGGTTGGTTTGCAAGCTTTCGATGAGTTTGCAGACCAGGTCCCCAGTAAAGTTAGTTTACCTAACTTTCTTTGGGAATTACGCGACATCAAGGGATTAATACCCAAGATGCGTGGTAATTTCGCAAAGAGCGCCAATGGAGCGTTCTTGGGCTACAATTTCGGTATTTTGCCGTTTTTGTCAGACCTCAAGAAGCTGAGAAAGTCATTCGCCGCTATCGGAAAACGGATCGCGTTCCTTCGCCATAGCTATGGCAAGCCAACGAAGATCCATTTCTTCCGGGGGGACTTTTACGATGACCCAGCATTGGGCCAACGTGCTGATCCTCCGACGAATGACATCAATCAGACGCTCGTATGGATGCTAAAAGCTCACAAGGTGGACTTCCGAGCTACTGGTACATTGTACCAGAAACTTGAAGGCCTTGATGGTGCTTTTAGCGAGTGGCAAGCTGCCGCTGCACAGTTTGGCTTTAACGACCCCTTGAAGGTAGTATGGGAAGCAATCCCATATTCCTTCGTAGTGGATTGGTTTGCCAACGTGCAAGGTATGCTTGATCGATTCACTGTCCAGCCCTTCGAAGGGGTCTGGGAAGTCTCGAATGTGACATCGTCATTTTCGAGCAGCTCAGTGATCGAAGGATGGATATGGCCTCGTCGACAGTTCGGTAACAACTGGCTGTTGACGCACATACTCCATCGCAGGGCATACAAACGGATTGTAGGTCTACCTGTGGCAAGGTTACACCTTGACACCCTATCTCCAAAGCGGCAGGTGCTTCTCGGGTCGCTGATTTATCAGCGACTCGGAAAACACTAACCACTTCTCGTAAAGGGAGCCCTACACACATGTTCGACGCGACTCTTATCCTTGACGATGCATCGGGAGACGACGTTACATACGTCCTCAATAAGCAGGACGGTACCGGGTCCGAACGTATGGACCAGGCTTCCACTCTCGCCGAACCCAGTGTGCTGCGCATTAAGCACAGCGTCACGGGGAAAGGCTCCGACGCGGTCGATCGGCATTTGGTGCAGATCGCCAAGACGGAAGCGGATAGCACTTCGTCAGCCACAGCAGTCGTGAATTTCACGATTTCTGTCCCGAGATCGAGTTTGATCACGTCAGCGATGGTCTATGACCTCGTTGCGAATCTGCTCGATTTTCTGATGGCTGGGGGCCTTACAACCCTCACCACCACGAATCTCGCCAAGCTTCTCTTGAATGAGTCTTAAGACTCAGGCGTGCGGGGGGCGTTTATGCCCCCTTCACTAGAAGCCCTCATTGGGGAATAAGAGAAGTCGCGCCGATGTGTGTGTTGGCCCTGGAGGTCTTACCTTTATGGGTCGACCGGAAGAGCCAGGTGGCTTTATTGCCACTCTTGTCGAGAAGGCCATGATCGGTCCTGGTCGACATACACCTCATCAGTTGAAGCATCTTCAGCGTGATATCGCTTTCCTTCGAAAGCGAATTCATTCTGAAGGCATCTCCTTCGTCACTAAGACTCTCCCAAAGCTGGGAAAAGCCTTAGATATGGCGTTGGTGAGTCGGCGACTCGAAGTTCCCAAGGAGTTTAAAAGCCTTGGAAACCAAAATAGGCCCGAATTTCTTCAGGCAAATTTTAGTCGCTGTTTTGACTCATGTGGTGTTCTCCTGGAAGGAGCTCCTCCCGAAGATATTCAATATCTTCGTCAGGTTCTCTTTTGTGCCTATCGACTTGAGCTTCCGCACACTCAATCTCAGAATCAGTCGGTTATCGACGGATTCATCGAGACAGAGCGTGAGCTCGAGGCCGCCGCGTTGGAGACGCCTAATCCGAAAACTCTTCGAGTTTTGGAGGAGGCGGCGTTACGCACGGCGGTAATATTCCGTGGATTTGATCCCCGGGATATATACCCTAGGCACGGTCCAGGAGCTGTGGCAACCGGTGAACGTCACGAGGATAAGTGGGTATTTTCCCGCCTCTACGATGACATTCACCAGGTGTTCCCCTATTACGAATACTTCGTAGTAGGGGGCGCGAGGGAGCTCGCAGACCGAAGAGACTGGTACCTAGGTCTCGACCGAATAATAAGCGGTCAGGCCAAGGTGGTGCTTGTCCCTAAGGATAGTCGTGGACCGCGTCTTATCTCTTGTGAACCATTGGAATACCAATGGATTCAACAAGGATTAGGACGGAAGTTTATG